GATTTTATCGCATTAACAGCATCATTCTTCGCTGAATTAGTTCGATTATCAGCCTCTGATTTAGTGTAGTAACTACTAAATTGTTGACTAGTCGTAGTAATTTGAGCTGATAATTCATTTAAGTCATGATTTATATCACTTACATTAGGCCCCCAAGTTCCAATTGTGTTACCAACAACAGCAAAGGGTAAAGCTACATAAATATTTCCCTTGTTACCAACGCAGCCCCACAAATAAAAGTCATGGTGATTAATATTTCTATGACCAGAAAATTTATAAGCTTGCCATTTGGTAGTAAGGCTTTGATCTGTATAACCTCCACCTCCCCATAATTCTGTATGCATTTTATCTCCAGCATTATCTGCTTTTGCATAAACTACCCATGTTACTAGATCATCGTTATATGGACCATCTAAATAAGTAGTAAGTTGTCCGCCGTCTACACCAGCGCCTCCAAGAATAGCAATTCTACCATCAAGATATTTGTCTGCTGTAACAGTAACTGAATAACCTTTAATCCATCCGTCAAATGTGTCTGAATGGTGGAGAAGGTTACTCGTCCCCACCTTCAAATTATTCATTCGATCAGTGACGCTATTTAAATCAACCCGTAATCCATTAGCCGTAGCCTGCACATCTACCGTTTTAGCGTAACCGTTTAAATCACTAGCAGTTAACCGAGCATTCAGAGCTTGATTAGTCAGATTCACAAAGTTCGTGTAAGTAGTATTATCAACTTTACCAGCAAACATCGTTTGTAGATTCTGTGCATCAAGTTTTAACTGTGCAATATCGCCGTTAGCAGTACCAACAGTGGTTTGTAGACCTTTTACGTCAACTTTTGTGGAATTAACATCTCCTGCTAAATTGGCGTAATTGATGTTTAAGCCTTTAACCGTGTTAGACACATCAGCAATATCTTTGCCTTGTTGTTGTGCCTGCTTAGTTAAATCAGCAATTGAATTTTGAGCAGAGATATACTTTTGCAGTGCATCAGACGCATCAGCCATTACCTTATTCAAGTTAGGAACAACATTGTTATCATACTGGCCTTGCAGATTGGTTACCGAGTCGTTTAGTTTTTGTAAACTTTCATCGGCAACTTTTTTATTATCCTCAATCGATTTGTTGAGGTTCTCAATGTCTGCATCAGCTTTTTGCTTGTTGTTGATAATATCTGCTTTGGCTTGGTTAAGCCCTTGTTGAGCTTCGGTAACCTTTTTCTTTATCTCGTCATCAGATAAATCTTTACGAATCCACTTACCAGACCCATCATCTTGCTTTTCAAATATCCAAAGTTCAGTTGAATTACCATTTTTCTTAAACCAAACATCATTGAACTTAGCGTTGGTTGGTGGCGCAGTTACGCTTGGCGGAAACACAACTGTCCCATCTGGCACTCTTCTAAGTCGTAATTCCTTAATTGTTTGAGCAACACTACCTTGCCAAGGGACCATTTGATCAGAAGAAGTTGTCTGATCAGCTTTTGAAGTTGCAGAAAGCCCACCATTAAAATCAAGTGTGTAACTACTGTTTGGGACAACAAAAGAATTTCCTTGTTTATCTTCTAGTTGTAGCCAATCCCCCGCTTCAACAGCAGGATTACCAAACCAATTCAGACTAAACGGGTAAAAAGTCAAGTCTTTCAATTGCTCCCAAATATCATTGAGCCGTTGTGGTGTCATGATATTATTTTCGAGTTTAATTTGAGAACCAGTAGCATCCCCAGCTTGATAAGTCTTGGTTTCCTCTGTACTCTCACCATCACGAGTTTTAGTGGTAAGCGTGACTTGACACTGAATACCATTAATCTTATAGGCAGCTTCATTCTTCGTTAGTCCTGCTTGTTCATATTGACTAGGATCTAATTCATAGTTTGGTTCAGAAATTGTCCGAATTGTAAATAAACCTTGTCGATCAAACAGAGCATAACCAACATACAACTGAGCAATCCAGCCAAGTGCTTTACGGTAGCTTTGACCAGTGATTGGGGCTGGCAAATCTGCTTGGTGCGGAAGACGTGCTAAATCATCAGTATTAGCCTTAACACCTGATTGAGCACAGATCTCCGCAATGACATCTAATACTTTGGCTGGGTACGTTAGTTTAGATACATAACCTCCCTCTAAGCCGCAGAAACGATCACTAGCACTAACAGTTGTAAGATTATTATTTCGGTCCATCTTGATTTCACTGGAGATAATAAAAACGCCCAACGGTTCATAAACATAACCGCTAGACGTTTTTATTCCAATGCTAGGACGAACTTCCATTCCCAGCTTCAATCCCTCAATAAGGTGAGAGAATTCAATCTGAACTGTATTTGAATACGTAGACCCAATTGCAAACGTATCACCGTTGTAAGCTCCTGAATCGTACTTCAAACTATTAATATCAGTTGCACCATATGTTTTACCATCAATCGTAACTTTAATATCCAAAGTTCGCTGTGAAGCTCGCCAAGCATTTCGAGTTTCTTTTGATTGTGTTAACACTAATTAATCACCTCCTTATTGCTCAATCAGATCAAAAGATAAACCTTTCCAAACTGGTAAAGATCCTACAAATGAATAAACGGGCGCTGTCCGATCACCAACATAAAACGTCCCCGATCGAACTTGCCCGTCTACTGGATCTAAATACTCAACATTAAAGAATTCAGCCTTAACAGAATCTAAAATCTTTGCGCACTCTGCTACTGTTAAAGCACCAAAAGTTAATGTTATTTTTCTTTTAGTTGCAACTCGATCACGATGTAAAAGTCCTTGCGCATCACGGGTCGCCTTTGCATCAATATCTTGAATAGCAACCTGCATTGTTTGTGGGGCAGGATTAACCACTGTCCCAGAAATTTTTAGAGAATACAAGCATCCATCTCCTCCTTAAATATTTAACATATTTCGACCATTCTTTTGATTTACCGCGTTAATTCCTTTGATAGCATGTTCGCCAAATGACTCATCACCAATCTTAACGGTTAAGTGTAAGTCAACTGGTTGATTACTGTTGTTAGTAGTATTTTGCATTTGTAATGCTTGAACGATGGCATTTACTAGGTTGGTACTCATTTCTTTGAATCCGCCGTTTTGCATTGTTGCATCATTATTTGATGAAGATTCAGCATACATAGAATTTGAAGTAATTGCATTATTTGAGAGAACTGTTGGAAGTTGTAACCCTCCGCCAAAATTCCGATTCATAAATGCAATTGCTTCGTTAATCCGTTGCATACCTAATTCACGATTCATTAGTGGGATAACCATTTCAGGCTTATCACCTTCACCAATTTCATAGAAGCCGTGCTTAGAAATTAAGCCACCATCTTCATAACCGTGTCCGTGACCAATAACTGCCAACATTGAAGAACCGTAACGATGCTTAGCGTAATTAATAGCGGCAAGCATGTTATCGTAACCCTTCATAATGTTGTGATGACCAGGGAAAGCATAAGCATTAAATGTTCCTGGCTTTGTTTGTAAAAGACCAGTTGCGTTTCCGTCAGCTAAGCCATCGTTACCACCAATAGCACGTTCATTACCGCCTGATTCAGTTTGAATTTGACGAACCCAAGCATTTACATAATCAGCACTGGCAGGCAAGCCGTTCTTGCGTAACGCTTTCTTAACAGCACTACGCCAACCTTCCGCACCTGGTCCGGTTTGATGAGTTGCACCACCGAATTGGTCAATCACCTTCCGGGCCCAGTTCATCATCCCTTTCTTTTCTTCGTTAACAGCACCCTTGGCGAGTTTTAGTGGCGTTTCGCCTGCTCCCCAATCATAGGTCACAAACTTATCGACAATATAGTTAACGAGTTTTTCGGGATGGGCAATGTCATCTGTAACGTTTTCGAGTTCATCCATTGCAGCATCAAAGAATCCACCAATACCGCTAAAAAGGCCACCAAAGTTTAAACCACTAAGTGCTCGACTAATTCCACTAAAGTCAAAATTAAAGCTACCAATCCCACCAGCATATTTAGGGACCATGTTTGCTAATTCGTTAGCGGTATTTGTAGCAGTCTTGACCTTAGTACCAGCCGGCAGATAGGTTAAGAAATTACGTTTGGCAGGGAACAGTCCTTGCTCACCATTTGGCAGTTCATAACTTTCTCGGTAGATATCACCGTCTTGATCATTAACTAATGCTAATCCACCTGGATGATTTTGTGTCCCTGTTTCATATGAATTCCAATTAAAGAATCCCCAGCCAACAGAACCACCGCCAAGTTTATTAAGCACCCAGTTAATACCATCTCGAATCTTATTAGTAGCATTCTTAACTGGAGTAACAATGGCATCAGCTACTCGGTTAGCAGCATTTCTAATGCTTTGCAAACCACTAGTGATTCCATTACTAATAGTGCCACCAAGGCCACCAGCCCATGAACTAAGAGTTCTCGAAGTACCATCTCTAAAACTAGAAACCCAACTTCCTAAACGCTCACCAGCATTCTTAGCTGAATTGTAAGCGCCACCAATACCGTTGCTTACATGACCACCTAGATTACCAGCCCAATTATGAATACTACTATTGGCACCATTAAAGAAGCTTCTAGTCCACTCAGATAATTTATTACCAGCATTAATAGCACCAGGTCGTGATGACTCAGCACCGTTGTTAATGTGGTCACCCAAGCGCTGTGCCCACGAACGTATCCGCTGACTTGCTGATTCTCTAAAACTAGTTGTCCAGTCCTTTAATTTTGTTCCAGCATTTGTAGCCATCTCATGCCCTGCTTCAACACTTGAATTAATATTGGAACCAATCTGAGATGACCAAGTATGAACCTTTTTCTTTGCATCACCAATAAAATTAGTAGTCCATTTCTTTAACTTTGTTCCAGCTTCTCTAGCAAACTTCTTACTCTTTTCTACATCTTTATTGATATTTGAGCCGATCTTTTGAGCCCAACTCTTGATACTTTTATTGGCATCTTTAATAAATCCAGTAGTCCAAGATTTGAGTTTGTTACTACCAGCAACAGCAAACTTCTTACTCTTTTCTACATCTTTATTGAAGTTAGTTCCGATACCCGAAGCCCACTTCTTCAATGTTTTTTGAGTATCACTGATAAAACCAGTAGTCCATTTGCCGATGTTCTTACCAGCTTTTTCAATACCTTTCTTACTCTTGCCAATATAGTTACTGATATTTGGTCCAACTTGTTTAGCCCAAGACGTAAAGTTATCTAGGATTTCGTGTGATTTAAAGCCAATAGCTTCAACCCAATCCTTGGGCTTTTTACCTTTGCCATATTTAGCCCATCCATCGCCAAACTTAGAGGCACCAACGCCACCCCATTTACCGATAAATGAACCGACTTGTTGACCAATAGCAGCACCAATCGGACCACCAAAGAAAAGCCCAATTCCGCCACCAATAGCTCCACCGATACCAGAACCAAAATTCTTGAACTTGTCTTCTTTGTTGTTAGCCTTGATACCCTTATAGATATCGATTCCAGACGTTACACCAATCATAGCCGTTGATAGGCCAATCCCCATCTTCTGGCCAAGCTTCATTGGTTCGCCAGACTTAATAGATGACTTAGCAGATTTAAGAAAATCAGTCTTAGCAAGATTAGTGTTTTGCCATGACTTATTGACTTCATCCCATAGCTTTGTAGCATTGCTCCAGCCTGTTTTAATATTATTAAAACTAACTTTGGCAAGTTCCTGAATCTTAGTTATTGGATGTTTACCAAACTCAATTACTGTGCCTAAAAGATCGTCAGCATACTTGGCACCAGCCTTTAACTTGTCAAACTTAAGCATCGTTAATATCTTAAGCGTATCGATAAAGTCTTTGATGCCAGAAATAGTTTTTCCTGCTACTTTAATGCTAAATAACGTAAGCAAAGTGGTAGTCATTATTTTAACTGCCGTCTGATGTTTATCAATCCAATCGGACAGTAATTCAAGTGCACCAGTTAACAGCTTTAATGCTCCGACAATAGCAAATCCTGTAATCTTGGCTAACGGTTTAAGAAAACCATCAAAAAACCATTCGAATACTGGACCAGCTGCTTTAATCACGCTATGTACGACTTTAAGTGAGGCTGCTAGTAGATCAAAGAAATCAGGTAGTAATTTCGTGATCGTAAACCCAGCCAATGGAAGCAAAACATTCTTGTAAGCCCAAGCTAGACCATCCCATACATCCTTAGTTACTGGACGAATAGCTTTTAACAGGCTATCAATTGACTGGAGTAATGGTGTGAAATCAAGTTTCTTAGCCCAATTGGCAGTATAATTTGCCATATCACTTAAGGCACTAAGCATATCATCTACCATACCCAGCAAAGTCTTAAAGATAGATGTTCCAACATTCCCATGTCGCCATGCTTTGTCGAATTGGCTAGCTAAGTTACTTATTGTGTTACCGATACCAGTTACAATCTGAATTAAATGTTCCCAAATTGAAACACCTAATCTTGAATGATTCCATGCTTCATCAATTGACCCTACCATATCCTTAAAAATTCTAAGGATATTATTTAAGGCATTAAGCCATGCCTGCCATAATTTAGTTCCGTTATTGCCGTGTTGCCATGCTTCATCGAACGCTTTGGCAATATCACCAATAAACTTAACAAGATTAGTAGCGAGATCTAGCAAATTAGCAAAGATTCGTTTGCCAAGATCACCAGTATTCCAAGCTTCACGGAATGATTCAGCTATATGATGAATAGCAACTAGGATATTATTCAGCGAATCAAATATAGTTTGAAGGAATCGTGTACCACGTCCGCCTTCTTCCCACGCTTCCGCAAACGCCCTCGCTATGTCACCAATGATATTTAGCATATCAGCCAGCAATTGTAGGATATTCTCAACGGTTCTTTGTCCTGTTCCGTTATCCCACACATGCATGAACGAGTGGCCGACATCACCTAATAACCGTTTGATCTCTGACCATGAATACTTAGCAGCATCAACAACAGCTTGACCCTTTTCATCCCAAGCTTTTTTCATTGGATCAAATAGTTCGCCAAGAACTTTTTTGACTTTATTAGCCGCATCAATAGCGTTTTGTGAGGCTTCAAGAGGAACGTTCCAATCAATACCAGGATCGCCCTCATCACCAGCTCCACCGTCATCAATGCCAGGATCATCAAAGATTGGCGTATCTTGCTTTTGTTGTGGAGTGAATTTCTCTAGTGGTTGCGCTTCAAAACTACCATTATCGCTATTGTTTTTGTTATTATCTAAAACATTTAACTCATCAAAGCCCATGAGTGATGCTTGAAGGTCTTCATTTGCCTTCTTAGTATCTTCAAAGGCTTTCTTAGCTTGTTCGTTAGCAGCCTTAATCTTTTCGTTTTCTGCCGCTACTGCCGCTGCACCTTGCCGGTTAGCTTCGGCAATCTGTTGGTTAGCACGTTGAACTGCCTTCGCTTGTTCCTGTTGTTGCTTCTTGACGGCATCGCTAGCTTTGCTTGCCGCTTTTGAAGTATCGTTCATTGCTCGAACTTGGTTATAAAGTCCTTGTGCCCCGCTACGAGCACCAGAAAGGCTCATACCAGTTAAAGCAGAAGTAAATTGAGCAATCCAACCAGTCGCTTTACGCAAGGCATTCATTAGCGCGTTAATCGCTGGTAAAACATAGCTATAAATCGGATAGAAAGCGGTCAGTAAATTAACCTTAATTGCATTAAAGCTGCTTGCAAATTGGCGGTTAGTCATCAATGCTGAACCCATTCCCTGAGCAAGCATCATGATACCTTGATACAGCAATGTAAACACAATTAACTGACTAGCTAACATTCTCATTGCCATCTTGACGCCCTTTAATCGTTCACTGAGTAAAGAAGCGCTTGTACCAGCTCTTCTCATTGAGGAACTACCACTATCACCCATGCGCCTAAATGACGAGGTGACGTTTGAAATAGTATTTCGTAACCGATTAAGCCGTGAACTTGTATTTGATGCGGTGTTACCTTCTTGAGCGAGTGTAGTGTTCACTCTTGAAGAAGCATTTCGTAATTCATCTCCACGAGAACTAACGTAACTATAAGCCTTAGCCAATTCATTACTTCGATTTACAAGGCGTTTATACTCTGCTTCGGCTTCTTTAAGTTCCTTGTTATTACCAGATGATCTACCAAGAACAGCATCTTGTGCTTTGGTTTCCGCAATAGTACGCCTAATCCGTTCAATCTTTGCTTCCGTTTGATCCATCTCACGTTCAATACGTTTGA